TAGATGAAACCTTAGGATTTCCTAGAATACAATCAACAAGATTAGATAACTTTTTAATATTTGATGCAATACCAACATTCAATTCTTCCATTATATTTGAAGGATCGAGTGCTGACGCTTTTGAAACTACAATAACTGCTACAAACGCTACGGTAGATAGAACAATTACAATACCAGATGAAACTGGAACAATAGTTACAACAGGCAGTTCAAGTGTTGTAACAAGTACAATGATTGTAAACGGCACAATATCTACAGATGATATTGCTGATGATCAAATATCAGAAGCTAAAATTGCTGATGACGCTGTTGGACAAGATCAATTAAAATCAGTTGTAAATTTACAGATACTTAATTCTTCTGGAGGAGTTTTAAAATCACTATATGGCGCTGGTGCATAATTAAAAGTTATATAAGTATATGAGAAAGAATATATTATGGCAGTAAGAACACCTTTAAAAAACGATAGTGGTAATGTTAAAGAGATGTCCTCAGCAGAGGTCGATCAAATTGTTGATCAAATCATATATCAATATTCATTAAATCCTAGTGTTGCATTATCTGTAGTCGGATCAGGTGGTAATTTATCAGCAATAACTGACACAAGATTACAAGCAGGTGCGGCTTCTACAAGTACAACTTCTTTTCCAACTGAGGCTACAACAGCAGAACCCTCAACAGTTACAGTTTCTTACGATAGATTAAATAGTACAAATGCAAGTATATCACCAACTACCGATACAGGTAAAACTTGGCCTGTATACTATACATCTGGTGGACATATTCAAGCAATGTCTTTACAAGATGTTAAAGATACTTTTTTTCATCCTGCAATAGATTTAATGACTGCTGCTACTACAACAACTCAACAAGCAGGAACTTATACAGTTTCAACATCTACCTCTTTAGCAGGTGCAACAAATGTTTCTTTAACACCAATTTATAGTGATACAAGAGCAGATACTACACTTTATACTGCTGGTGGTATTAGTGAAACTTTAGACCAACCAACTACAATAACAAGTTATTATTTACATAGTATTAACGGATCAGATACTTCTTATACAGTTCCTTTTTATATTAATGCTTCAAATAATTTACAAGAATATGACGCAACAGCATTTGAAAACTTATTGCAAGAGTGGATTAGATATACTGCTGCTTCTTCAACAGATGGATATGCAATATCTTATTCTATAGGTACTTCAGGTTCAGGTAATACAAGAGGAACTGCTATTGTAGATACAAAACTAAACGGTTCTGGTAATTATCAAACTCGTTTTGTTAATGCTGACGATTATAGAGCACAAGAGTTTCCTAACGGAACACCAACAACAATTTCAACTTATAACTTATATATCAATAAATCTTAATTATGATAAACTATGAAAATATTATTAACAGGCAGTGAAGGATTTATAGGCAAAAACCTACAATTCTTTCTTAAAGACGAAAATCAACTTATTTGTTTAGACAAAAAATTAGGAAACGATCTTATCAATTGTGACTTAGATTATGATGTTGATTTAGTAATTCATTTAGCAGGACTTTCAGGCGTAAGACAAAGTTTAGATAATCCTGTAGAATATTGGACTAATAATGTCGTTGCAAGTTATAGAATATTCAATCAATTTAAAAACAAAAAAATCTTATATGCTAGTTCTAGTACGGCAAACGAACCTTGGCGTAATCCTTATGCAATGAGTAAATTTTATATGGAACAAATTGCGCCTGAAAATAGTTTAGGTATGAGATTTACAACTGTTTATGGACCTGGTGGTAGAGAAGGTATGTTGATACCTAAATTAATAAAAGATGATGTTAGTTATATTAATGTTGATCATTGTAGAGATTTTATTCACATAGAAGATTTGATGAGTGCTATAAAAATCTTAATTAAAAATGATGTTAAAGATAAGGTTTTAGAAATAGGAACGGGTAGTTCTATAAATTTACTTGATCTTTTAGACAAACTAAATATGACTATAGAAGATAAAAGAATGGGTACTATGTTTGAAAGAAAAGATAATAAAGCAAGTATTCAGACATTAAAAGATTTAGGTTGGTCTGCCAAGACTAATTTAATTGACTATATTAAGAACGAAAGAGGTAATTATGGCAATATTTAGTGGAAAGATAATAGAAGCATATTTCACAAATCCAGAACACAAAACAATAGAAGTAATCTACAAAGAAGGTAAAAAAGCAATTGCACATCACATAAATGTTAATATTGAACACCCGGATTACAAAGATTTGATTGATGAATATGGTTTGGAAAATATACAAAAAAATACTAGTGACAGGTCAAAGAAGTATATGGAACAAGCAAAAATATCAGTAGAAAATTTAGGTTTAGAATTATTAAAAAAAGAAACTTCAAATGAAATAAAAAACTTAATTAATATGTTTTTACAATTTGATGAAACAAATAAAGATGATGGTAGTTTTTTATTTGAAATAAAGTTAAATTTATTTGAAACTGATATAGTCAAAAATTCTGAAAATGAAAAAATTAAAACTAATATACGACAATCTAAATCACCTTGGGATGCTATAAATGAAGCAAGAAAGCTTATCGCAAAATAATATTGTTTGTGTTAAGTGGGGAACAAAGTATGATGATTATGTTGAAAAATTAAAAAATCAAATAACTAAAAATTGTTCAGTTCCATTTAACTTTTATTGTTTAACAGACAATCCAAAAAACGATTATGATATAGAATTACCTAAACATTGGGATAAACATTTTAAACCAAATATGTTTTGGGCTTATCGCAAACTCTATATATTTAATGAAGATTTATTTCCTCAAATAAAAGGTGATAACTTTTTGTACTTGGATTTAGATATTTTAATACATAAAGACTTAAAGTATTTTTTTGATTTAGATATGAAAAGACCTCACATTGTGAGAGGTTGGTGGAATGATATTACAAATAGTAAAAAAAATTATGGTAAGATAAAATCAACTCCTTTAAATTCTTCAGTTGTTCGTTGGAATAGAGGTCAATTAAAACCTATTTACAATCATGTTAATAAAAATGCTGAAGTAATATTTTTTACATATAAAACAATAGATAACTATTATAATCATTTTTTTTATAATATGTGGAACGAAGAAGATAGTTTTTTTAATACTTTTCCTAAAGGTGATATATACTCTTGGTACAAAGGAAACATATTTCCTAATGATATGAATTTAAAACAATTAAGACCAGATTATAAGGTTTGTTTATTTAATAATAGTGCAGCTATCAATGACAACAAAGAAAATAATGAACATATGCAGGATATAAAAGAAATTAAACGATTATGGTAGAACATATTAAATTTACACCTGAAATGAGTAATAATTGGTCTCGTAGTTGGGCAGAAACAGAAAAACAAAGACCTTGGGCATTTAATAGATTACTAGACGCCTCCACTACTTCACAATTACAAAGTAAATTATGGATTGTTAATGAATTGATTAATTTAAATATTAAACCTAATAGAGTTGCATTATTAGGAGGATGGTTTGCACATTTAATCACACCACTATTAGTAGATGAACTAAATGCCAAATCTATTATCAATTATGAAATAGACGAAGATGCTAAAATGATTAGTTACAAATTAAATAGAAGATATAAAAATACTATCTATAAAGCTAATAAAAAAAATATTATGATAAATGAAATAGAAAATGATTTTGATTTGGTTATTAATTCTTCTTGTGAACATATGTTTCCTATGAAAAAATTTAGACAATTAAATTCTCATTTGAAATCAATGTATGTATTACAGTCTACTAATGAAACAAAATATGATGACCATATCAACTGTGTTAATAGTCCTGAAGAATTAGCTAACCAGGCTGTATTAGAAAATGTACTATATTCAGGTTCAAAAATTTTAGATAATGGTATGACTAGATTTATGGTTATAGGAAAATGAATAAAAGTTATTGTCCTTTAGCATTTGATACGGTTTTTAATGATAATACAGGAGCATATAATGTATGTTGTTGGGCACATAAACAATCTAATGTATTAACAAAATATAATACAAAAAATACAACACCATTTGAGTTTTTTCTTTCAAGTGATATGAAAAATATTAGAAAAAAAATGTTGAATGGTGAAAAAATTTCTATATGCCAAAACTGTTATGATGAAGAAAAGAATATAGGATATTCTGTTAGAACAAAAAAGATAAAACAATATAAAGAATTACCTAAAAAAGTAGAAAAGATAAAATTAAAATTAAGAATATTTGGTAACTATTGCAATTTAAGTTGTGTTATGTGCGCTCCTTATAATTCCAGCACAAGAAAAAAAGAGTTGAGTGAAACTAATTTGATGAATGTTTTTGGTGTAGAATCATACGGTGGTAATACGAATAGACAATGGAATGATGTAAAAAAAGACATATTAAAAAATTTGCATTTAATAGAACAATTACATTTAACTGGTGGTGAGCCATTACAATCACCTCAACATTGGAAGTTTTTAATAGATGAAATAACATCTGATAAATCAAAACATATAGAATTATATTACGACACAAATTTAACAGAATTGACTTATGGAAAATATAGCGTCTATGATTTAATTGAAAAATATAAAAAGGTAGAATTTGGTGTATCTTGTGACCATTATAAAGATAAATTGAAATTTGCCCGATATAATATAGATATTGATAAATTTGAAAATAACTTAATGCAAGTAAATAAGTATGTTAAAAGTTTGAATTGTACAGTACATATTTTAAATATTTTTGATTTAAATGAAATTAGAAAATATTATAACGAAAATTTTAAAATTTATTTAGCAACTCCAAGTTATGTTAGACAACCTCAAATTTTATCAATCAAAAATTTACCTAGAAAAATAAAAGATGATTTGATAATAAAATATAATAATTTTGGTGAAGGATATTTTTTATCTGAATTAAAAAAAGAAGGTGATTATAAATTGTTACAAGGTGGAAAAAATTATTTAAATAGTTTAGGCAATCATAGAAATTTTGATTGGAGAAAATTATGGCCAGAAATAGATAGTATAGGAGAAAGCAATTATGACTACATTACATAATATCACATTTGATGATGAAAATTTGAAAAATAATAGTTTAAAATACATAATGAGTCAACGACATAATATAAGGTTTTTTGATGAAGAAAAAATACCTAGTAAGGAAATGATAGAACGTATTATACAAGATTCTCACGATTTTGTACCTCACAAAAATAATTTAATTCAAATAGAAATTAATATATGGGGACCAGAACATGCTGAAGAAAAAGAAGCTTTAGTTTTAAACACAGTTTGTGGACCTGGTAAAGAATACTGGAGACCTGGAGGTAAATATCATAATAATTTTAAAATTTTAAAGCAATTTTATGATGAGTGGAGATATTGTTGGTTAAACAAAGATAGAGAAAGATTTAAAAAATTTAAAAAAGAGATTGATATAGATTTTAATGAACAAGTAAGAGCTCCATATTTATTGACTTTTACTAAAAGAGATAGATATCCTACAAAAAAACAATTAAATAATAATTTTCACAGTTGGGTCTTTAACTACGCAGATAAAGATAATAAAGGATATAAATGGTATTTAAATGCAGGTATTCACGGTTACGCTTTATCACTTTTAAGTGTAAATGAAGGTTTAGCAGCATCTTTTTGCAAATGTTATTTTGCCACTCCTAATAATTATTCTAAAATTTTACAACCTATTGCTCCTAATGGACCTGCCGACAAAATTGCTTATATGTTAGGAATAGGTTATAGAAATAAAAATGTTGATTTTTGGGGTCAATTAAATAAATCTGATAAAGATGAGTATATTTTTTGGAAATGAAAATATTTGCAGTAAGAATAGGTAATAAGTACGGACCAGAATACGAAACATATCTGGAAAATAAATTACCAGAATATGATTTAAATTGGATTAGAGAACCTTTTGATACTAGAATACAATTACAATGGAACAAAATGTCTGTAATGAATATGGATATTGATGAAGCTGTTGTAATAGTTGATATAGATATTATTTTGGTTAATGATTATAAAAAAATATTTGATTATCCTGTCGAAAGAGGTGAATTTCTATCTATACCTGGTTGGTGGCGAGATACATCAAAAAATGAGTATAAAATAAACGGTGGTTTTTTTAAATATTATCCTAAAGAGTGTAAATATATTTTTGATAAGTTTATGCAAAACCCTATACATTGGCAATCTTACTATATAGAAAATGGCACAACGAAAGGTCCTGTAAACGGTGAACAACATTTTGTTGAAGATAGTGTTAGAGAGAGATTAAAAATAAAATTGATACCAGACAGTTGGGTAACAAGATGGTGTGTTGATGATACTGTATTACATGGCAAGGATTATTTAACTTGGCAAAAACAAATTACAAAAAAGTATAAAGAAATTACAAACAATGATTACATTTACTTGGGTGGTGAATTTCATAAAGACATTAAATTGGTGCATTTTACACATTCAATGAATAAACCACATAATTGGAAAGACTATAAAAATTTTTAAAATGAAGTTTTATATAACAGGAATTAGAAGAGGCCTTGGTAAAGCATTAAATGAAAAATACAATACAGTTAATAACTTAAATGACTGTGATGTTTTCATTAATTGTAAACATGATGGATTTGAACAGGTAAATCTTTTATATCAAGCTGCAGAATTAAATAAAAGAATAATTAATATTGGTTCTAACTCACCTGATGAAACCAAGAGAGCTAAACACATTTACGCTGTTGAGAAATCAGCACTAGATAAAGCTAATCATCAATTATTTTATCAAGGTATTAATACAACAATAGTGAGATTTGGTTATTTTGATTCTCCAAGAGTTACACATATAGATAAAAAGAAAATGTCAATTGAGTATTGTGTTTCAATTATAGATTGGATACTTAATCAACCACATAAAGTTAAAGAGATTACAGTATGTCCTTAGATTTAAAAAAGATTATAGAAGAATTAAAAATATTACCTAAATTTGAAGACCAAATCAGTCTTCAAGGCACAAAAGATAACTTAGACCCTTTCTGGGGTGTAGGTAAGTGGATTGAAAAACATAAAATGGGTATGAAAGAAACAGATTTTAATGTGCCAATATTTGATATTCCCTATACAAATTCTATTCTAAAAGAATTAAAAATGTATAGAACAAGAGTAATGAATTTAAAATCAAAAACTTGTTATTCTTATCATAAAGATTTATCAAAAAGAATACATATACCCATACAAACAAATAAAGACTGTTTTTTAATTATAGATAAAAAAGTAGAACATTTACCAGCAGATGGCAACTATTATGTTATTGATACAACACAATATCATACAGCCTTAAATGCGTCTTGGGAAAATAGAATACACCTAGTAGGAGTTATATAAATATTAGTATGATTACGAGAAAACTAATACAACAAAGACCGAACACAAGTGTTGCGTTTTATACGCCTAGTGATGAGGTTATAAATTTGATAAATGAATATGCGGAAAATGACTTACAATCAACGGTAAGTGACGATAATCTGGTCAAAACTATTTCATATACTTTATCAAATGAGAATTACACATATTTAGGTAATATAGATACAGTTATAAATGCAAAACAAGATAGATTAGATTATTGTAATGCTAATTTAATTTCATTTAGTGTAGAAGAATCATAAAAGTTAGGTTTACATTATGAAAACCACATATAAACTTTTACTCAATCATTTACTTTGCCACATTGCATTGATACCTGGATTTATCTATGGTGATCTATGGATGCTTGTTGCAGGATTTATTTGGTATTATGTAATTACAATCTGTTCTTCAAGTGCAGGTTATCATAGGTACTATTCCCATCAATCATTTAAAACAGGAAAATGGTTTGAATGGTTTACAAACTTTTTAAGTCTATTTGTAGGTTCAGGTCCATATCTAACACGGGCTGCAATACATAGACAACATCACGCTTACGCAGATACACCAAAAGATCCTAGTTGTCCTGTTCATCATGGTTTTTGGAAAATCTATTTTAATCTATGGGGATTAGATGGTAATATAGAACGTAGATTTTTTAAAGGGTTGATTGATAATAAAATATTAATGTTCTTTCACAGACATTATTGGAAGTTAGTAATTACTATTGTTACAGTTTTATTTTTAATTAATCCGTTACTATTAATATTCGCTTATTGTGTACCCTGTGTTTTAAGTTCACATCTATTTGGATTGTTTAATGCATATCTACATAAAGATGGTAAGGCAGCGAATAGTCACTGGTTAAATTTATTTACAGCTGGAGAAGGTTACCACAAAACACACCATGACAATTCTAAAAGATTGAGATTAGGTCCAATTGATCCTACTTACTTTTTTATTCGTTTAATAAAATATGATTAAGACATTTGAGGTGGCGCCACCAGATGTTCAAAAAGACATTGATTACATTTATGACATTGTAATTAAAAAGGGTGGCAAACGATCACAAAATTATACACGAGAACGTATGCAAGAGCCTGTATTAGGTGTTTCTATACGTTATGATGAACAAGGCAATCCTGTTTCAACAGCAAGAATATTATCACGTAGTTGTTATAATGATAGTGTACGAGTATTTGATAGGTATGCTTTGATAGAAGGCAATACAGGATTACTTCCGTCAGATTATGATGGACTATTTAAAAAATCATCTTCAGATTTATTAGAACAACAAACAGATTTTTGTAAAGACAAAGGTTTTGGTTGTATCTTTATATCTATGGAGTTAAGAGGCAAACGTACTTTACAAAGAGTGATTCAAGGACACAATAAATACTCTAAACATAAATGGAACTTTGATGGTCCTCATTATGTAACTTATCAAAAATCACAAGGTGGTTTACAATACATAGGTTATACAGGAAATCAATTTAAAAGAAATGATGAATTATACTACACAAGAATGGAACAATAGAGATTTAACACCTTTAGTTAATAACGATACAGATTTAATTGTTATTAAAAATGCACCTGCTTCTCAAATTAAGTTATTTAATTTTTTAACTTCATATTATGAAATTGCACCACAAGACCCTATGGATAAAATTTTTTTAGATATTACATTATCAGGTGTACACCACGAGTTATATGGTAATACGGATTTGGAATGGCACATTGACAAGGGTTATACTCAACGACCTGTGAACGTAACTGGATTATATGCTTTAGAAATAGAGGGAGATGTTGGTCGTACTTTATATGTTGATAACCGTATTGATTGTCCTGTAGAAAACAAAAAGATTACAGTTGATATGGAAAGATTTACAAGTAACGAAAGATACGGTTATCGTTTTAGAAGTGAAGTAGAACGAAGATGGTTTAGAAGAAAACACAGAAACGTATGGCACGACTTAATACAAGAAGATAAAAAAGGTAAGTATGTTTATTATTGTGAGGCATATACTGAATTACCTAAAGAAGAAAAAAACGCAATAGAAAAACTACTTTATGACCCTAGTAGAATATATTATCATCAATGGGAAAAGGGTGATTTTGTAGTTACAAATAATAAAGTAACAAATCATAAAAGAGAATCAACAAAATCTGGCAAAAGACATTTGTGGAAAATAGAGGGTTTTGATAAATAATCTCATTAAAATCTTATAAATATATAAAACAAGGAACGTTATGGCAGCAGTAGCAAATTTATCTATAGATCAAAGTACAACATTTAGCGCATCTTTAACTGTAAAAGACGCATTTGGTAATCCTTTTGATTTAACTAATTGTACTATTGAAGCAAGAATGGCAAGAGGTTATGCGTCTACAAGAACAAGAGTTTCTTTTACATCAACTATAGCAGATGATCCGACAACAGGTGTAATAGTTTTAACATTGACAAACACACAAACAGCTGCTCTTGATGCTCCTGCAAGATATGTTTATGATGTAGACGTTATAGATAATGATGAAAGCACAGTAACAAGAGTTATAGAAGGTTTGATAGTAGTAAGACCTAACGTTTAAAAATTATAAATAGTAGTATGGCTTTAACCGCATCAATTAATACATCACGTCTACAGAGACCAGAAAAAGTATCAGTTTCTATTAATCCAGTGGGTACATCTGCTAATGTTGTTAAAAAACTAGTTCAATTGACTGATATTGATACAACAAACTTAAATGATAAAGGTGTTTTACAATATAATTCAAGCACAGGAAAATTTGTTGTAAAAGATAATGATTCTGCTGATTTAGTTATTGATGGTGGTACTTTTTAATTCAAATTAATAAAGTGGTAATCAGCATCTGGACCATTATTACTAATTTCACATACAAATTTAAAATTATTTTCCTTTAAGTAAGTAAATACTTCTTCTTTTTTAGAACCACCTACGTTATAATCAACTTCTTGTGTTTCAATAATTAAATGTTTACATTTTTTTATTGTTTTCATTCCGCCCTTTAATATATCTAATTCACTTCCTTGAACATCTATTTTAATTAGATCGGGATTGACAATTTTTTTTTCTTTTACTAATGTGTCTAATTTTTTAGTTGTTTTTAAAACAAAATCTTTATATAATTCTTTAGCTTTAGGATTAATTTTTTCGTTTTCTTTGTAATAAGAATTACCACCAGGATCTTTTGTATTTTGATAAAATTTTATTTTTTTACCGTCTTCTTTACTTAATACATTTAAATAGTATTCTACATTATTTTCTATAAAAATAGGTTCAGATTCATTCATTGCTTCAAATGCAATATAATTTGCATTAGGCCAAATATATTTTGCCATTTTAGTCCAATGTAAAACACATGCTCCAATATCATAAATATTTTTAGGATTAATATTTAAACCTTTTAGATATTCGTAATGTTCTTGTCTTATCAATTGTTTTTCAGATAATTCTCTCAAACTATCAGTTACAGATTTAGTTGATTTGGGTGTAGATGGAATAGAATTGCTTATCTTAAAATTTTTATTTCCAATATGATCACATAAAATTGTAGTATCTGCATATATTTTAAAACCTAGTTTTTTTGCTTTTCTACAAAAATCTACGTCTTCAGATATTGTATTTCTATGATCTATTGCAGAATGATAAACAAAATAAGGATAGCCCACTTTTTTAAAAACTTCAGATTTGACTAAAACACAACCAAACCCGCAACTCTCTATTTCTAAAAACGGTGTATCTTTAATTTTCTCATAGGGAATATTCGAACTACCTCCCAAATTATTTTTTTCGTAAACTTCTAAAATCTGTACATCTTCTTTTCTTTGTTTATATAAACCAGAAACAATATCTTTATTGTGGTTTAATAATTTCTTTAATGTATCTTTAGGAAAAGCTATGTCGCTATCTACTGAAAATAGATAATCATAACTAATGGCCCAATGAGCTATTAAATTTCTTACTTGATCTATATTATAACCATAAAAAAATTGAAAATCAATAACACAATCATTTGGAATTTCCAAATCATATATAGATTTAAAAGTTTCTGGTTCAATATATTTGGCAGTAGGTATTCCAATTAATATTCTTTTCATTTTTTTAATATTCCTTCAGAGTTTCTATTCTGTTCTTTCGAGTTAATTTTATAATCATTTAATGGATTTTCATCATTATAATTATAGACAATATCTGTCACAACTTTAATTTTTTCAGGATTACATTTTTCAATTAATGTATAAAATATAGATCCATCGCCTCCTGCTTTATACCAATGACCTTTATCGTCTTTAAAATTTTCATCAGCTAAGTTATTTAATAAACTTGCCTTAAACGTTCTTAAATGCGTGTAAGGCATATTCCAGTTAAAACGATATTTTCTATATTCTTTTTTTTCTTTAACTTCTCTAGGATATGGTTGTGCGATTAAAGGAATTTTATCAACCATTGACCAACAAGAACCATAGGTAAAATCTGTATTACCATCATATAGATTATTATAAAAATGAAATATTTGATTATCATTTACCAAACTATCATCTCCATCAATTAACATGATAATATCATCATCATTACAATATTCTTTAATACTTTCTATTTGATTTCTAACAGCACCTTTATTAATATTATTGCTTTTAAATTTTATTTTTTCAATATCTAAATAACCATTTAATGTTTCAATAATATTATCATTTGAATTATCATCTATTAATATAATTTTATAATTTTCATAATCTTGTGTTAAAATTGAATCTAAACATTTTGTTATATACTTTGAAGAATTATAAAAAGGAATAATACAAACTATTTTTTGTTCTTTTTTACGAGGAAGATAATGTTCTTCATTATTATAAAATCTTCTACCAAAAACTTTGTGTACTTTTTGATTTATATAAGAAACTTTTTTATAATCATCTAAAGGTAAATATTGTTTTAATTTTTTATATAAATGTTGTTTCCATTGTAAAGCAACTGAATCCCATCCTATAATATCTTTTACAATATTACAATAGTACATTTTTTGTTGGTGTAAATATCTATCACTATTTGCTTTTAATACAGTTTCAACAAATTTTTTTTCTTGCAAATCTTTATTAATATGTGGAAACAAACCGTTTGGTTCAATAGGATAATCATTTAGATATGAAGCTTGTTCAATTGCTGTTTCTTCAAGTGCACCAAATCGACTAGTGATTAACGGTGTATTATAATTTAAAGATTCTAATGTTGATATACCAAATGTTTCAGGAAAAGATGCTGGATAAATCATAAAACTAGACTTTGTTAAAATATCTGCTATTTCAGATTGTTTTATAATACCTGTAAATTCTACATCTAGTTTTTTATATCTGTCATCTGCAACTAGTTGACGCCATTTCTTTTCTTGTTCATCAGGTTTTGCATTTTCTCTAAATCTGTAAAAACCACCTATGACTTTCAATTTTGCTTTTGGTATTTTTTCTTTTATTTTTGGCCATATGTTTTCTACTAAAGGTATCATACCTTTTGTTACAGATGCATTAAACACGTATAAAAAAGGATCTTTTTTCTTTATATCTACTTCATCATTATAAGAAACAATTCCATTTCTAGTTAAAAAAACTTTATTTTTTAATACTTCAAAGTTTCTTTTTTTACCGTGGCTACAATTGGTAACATAAGTCATATGAAAGTCTGATAATGTAAATATTTCGTCTAAATTACCATTTAGTAACAAATCTTCTAAAAATTCATCTCCACGTGAAAATGTATCATGCATCCACATAGCTTTGAATTTTGATTTTATATTTTTATATCTTTGAGGCGTGAATGAAGAAAAAAAAGAATAAAGTTCTTCATTTAAAAAAGGTATCACTGTACGTGAGGATATTACTACATCAAAGTAATAATTATTATTTTTATCTAAACTAGTATGATCTATGTATTTTACACCATCATAGGTACCAGGTGATGCTTCTCTATCTATACAGTTATTAAACACAGTAACATCAAATCCTATTTTTACTAACTCTTTAGATAGTAAAATAACTGCGGATTCTGAACCACCTAATCCTCTTTTTTTAAGAGTGTTTCCATCATAGGTCAATCCAATTATATCTATAAAAGCAATTTTTATCATATCAACATTTTTATTTATTTATAAATATATCATATAACCAAAAAAAAGTCAATGTTTTAATGGCCAGTTTAATAAAAATAAAAAGAAGTTCTATTCCAGGAAATGTACCTGAAGTAACATCACTAGAATTAGGTGAATTAGCAGTAAATACTTACGACGGTAAACTTTTCTTTAAAAAAGATGATGGAACTGAAACTATCGTTACATTAACCGAATCTGGTGGTGGTGGCGGAGGAGGAAATGGTTATACTGGTTCACAAGGTGTTCAAGGTTATACCGGTTCTGCTGGAGCAGACGGATCTCAAGGTATACAAGGAATAATTGGTTACACTGGTTCTGCTGGTGTTGATGGTTCTCAAGGTGCGACAGGTTATACAGGTTCTGCTGGAACAAGTGTTGTATTAAAAGGATCAGTTGATAATATCAGCGATTTACCATCTGATGCCGTTGATGGTGATTTATATGTTGTTTTAGCAGATGGTGATGGATATGTACGTTCAGGTTCCGATTGGGATAATGTTGGACGAATTCAAGGTCCTAGAGGTTATACAGGTTCTGCTGGTGCCGATGGTTCCGATGGTGCTCAAGGTTATACAGGTTCTGCTGGTGCCGATGGTTCTGACGGAGGTCTAGGTTATACAGGTTCTGCTGGAGCAGATGGATCTGATGGTGCCCAAGGTTATACAGGTTCTGCTGGAGCAGATGGATCTGATGGTGCCCAAGGTTATACAGGTTCTCAAGGTACTCAAGGTAATATAGGTTATACTGGTTCTCAAGGTGATCAAGGTTACACAGGTTCACAAGGTGATATTGGATATACAGGTTCTGATGGTGCCCAAGGTTATACAGGTTCTGCTGGAGCAGGTTATACAGGTTCAGCTGGAGCAGATGGTTCTCAAGGTGACATAGGTTACACAGGTTCTGCTGGAGTAGGTTATACTGGTTCTGCTGGAGCAACTGGTTCTCAAGGTGACATAGGTTACACAGGTTCTGCTGGAGCAGATGGTGTAGATGGTTCCGATGGTGCTCAAGGTTATACTGGTTCTGCTGGTGCCGATGGTTCTCAAGGTGACATTGGTTATACAGGTTCACTCGGTTATACAGGTTCTGCTGGTGCTGATGGTTCTGATGGTGCCCAAGGTTATACTGGTTCTGCTGGAACAGGTTATACAGGTTCACAAGGTATTCAAGGTTATACAGGATCTGGAGGTGGTGGAACTAATACAGATTATTTTGGATGGACAACAAGTGGAAGTGATAATGAATATAGAACAACTAATACTTTTTTTGATGTAACTGATGATGAAGAATATACGATTAGACAAGTTAGTCTTACAGGTGGACAATTAAGAGTAGAATTAGCTAGTTTTTCTCCCACATTATCTGCCTCAGGACAAAGTAGATATTGGGATCAATCTGCATCACAGTTTTCAGTTTCCGTAAGTAATCCTGATGACTTTACAACTAGATATATTGAATCTGTAAGTACAATAGATAACTCTACAGGAGTTTACACTACAGTTTCAGATTATTCAACAACAGGAACAAGTGTAACACCTAGTGGTGGGGTTGACTGGACCCAAACATTTACCACAAATTCAACAGCAACAATTCTTTCTAATGGAACAGGACTAACTGGTGGAAGTGCAACTGCTAGAATTACTTTTGCTGATAATGATGATACAGATTTTACAGGCACTAGGCCTACAATTTCATATAGTTGGCAAAACGCAAATAATAATATATACTTTAGTTCTTTAACAGGTAAAAATTTTTTAGAGTATTATTCTTCAGTAAATTACAATGTTTCAGTGACAGGTATTGCAAATTCTTCAAATTATACAAATGCTATTACTGCAACTGGAGGTACTTTATCAAGTACTACAAATAGTGGTGTATTAACATTTTCAACAAATTTACATAAAGATAATAATTCTGGTCGTAGCGTTAGTTTAACAACTACCTTTAGTAGGCCAACTGCAGTAACAGGAACAGCTTATAATGTAGATGATACTTCATCTGACTCATCAATTAGTGCATCATTTACATATCCTAGTTTTTATATATGGACTGCAAATACATCAACACCACCTACAAGAAGTGATATTGTTAGTGGATTTGATTTTTCGACAGATGTATCAGAATTAAGTAATCAAACAAAAACGATTAGTACGACTATAAATAATTCTGATAGTAATCCTAGAGTATTTTGGTTTGGAGTGAGATCAAGTGCAACTCAACCAACTACTTTTCAAACTGGTCCTAGTTCAGCTTTATTATCAGATGTTTCAGTAACATCAGGTAATACTGTAAATTTAGAACCAGATAGCCCTATTTCAGGATATAGTTCTGAACAATATACATTATATGGTATTACATTACAACCAGGAAACACTTACGTGAGTATAAACTAATGGCAAATTACGACGGTTTAACTAGAAATACATGGACAGGAACTTGGTCTCCTAGTGGCGATCATCCAATTGTTTTAGATGCTGAATTAAGAGGTGCATTAAGATATATTTCAGGTGATAGTGGAGATCAATTAACAGATATTCCAGGTCAAAGATTACAAGAAGGTATGTTAGTATATGTTAAAAATACATATACAGACTCAGCAAGTACTGTTATCACAGGAGACAAATATTACAAATACAAATTAGGTGTATCAGAGAGCAGAGATTCTTCTACAGGTAATATGCCAAATAGTCCTAGTAATTGGACAGAATTACAGTTAGAAGGAAGCGGAGATGGCTATACAGGTTCTCAAGGTGTTACTGGATATACAGGTTCATTAGGTTACACAGGTTCTCAAGGTGTTACTGGATATACAGGTTCATTAGGTTACACAGGTTCTGCTGGAGCAGACGGTTCTGATGGTGCTCAAGGTTACACAGGTTCACAAGGTATACAGGGTGATATTGGATACACAGGTTCTGCTGGAGCAGATGGTTCCGATGGATCTCAAGGTTATACTGGTTCTGCTGGAGCAGATGGTTCTGATGGTGCCCAAGGTTATACTGGTTCTGCTGGAGCAGATGGTTCTGATGGTGCCCAAGGTTATACTGGTTCTATAGGTTACACAGGTTCTGCTGGTGCCGATGGTTCTGATGGAGGTCTAGGTTATACTGGTTCTGCTGGAGCAGATGGTTCTCAAGGTTACACAGGTTCT